CGCAGAATCCCACTGCAATTAAAACGTGCGATAGGAGTGTTCTCTAAGGCAAGAACGCTACCCGTATAAATAAAGTGTCTTACTAAATCTTTTATTAAAGTAAAGTCAGCTGAGGACTCAAAACTTAGCGATTATGTGCCGCAGGCTGGCGAGCCAGGTACGACCATTGCCCAAGGTAATGGGCAAAATTTGGAAGCTATTACAGGTTTCTCCGACCAGTTGGCTGGTTGGACGACTTCTATCGCGGGAGGTCGTGATGCTACGTATAATTTAGCCAACAATAATGATTCCGATTTGGGAGATTTTCTCGGTCGACCAGTCAAGGTGTTAGAGACACAGTGGTCGATTGGACAGCCTCTTTTTGAGCGTTTTAATCCTTGGTTTTTGTTCTTGAACAATACCAGAGTGAAGGAGAAGACTTCTAATTTCGAATTATTGAGGATGAACTTGCACGCCAAATTTGTCATATCAGGTACGGCATTCCACTATGGTAGGGCAATAGTTTCCTACAACCCTTACTTATTTGACGAAGTAACTGTGCAGAGGAATTTTTTAGACCAGGATATTATTGGGGCATCACAGAAGCCCCATATATTCTTGAATCCCACTAACAATTCGGGAGGTCAGATTGATATGCCATTTTTCTATCATAATAATTATATGTCCCTAACAGATGGTGATGCAGCGTTCATGGGAGACCTAACAATAAAATCTTTCGGTACCCTGAAGCATGCTAATGCTGGAGATGATCCCGTCACTGTCACAGTGTTCGTGTGGGCTTCTGATGTAACCCTAACTGTGCCCACAAGTCTTAACTCCCTTACGGCTTCGGATTACACTCCTCAGTCAGGGAGTATGAAGGCTGCGGATGATGAGTACGGAAAGGGTGTTATATCAAAGCCAGCTTCAGCTATAGCTCACGCAGCAGGCGCTCTTACTGATTTACCAGGTATAGCGCCTTACGCCAGGGCCACTGAAATGATGGCAAATGGTATAGGGCAAATGGCCTCTAATTTTGGTTATTCTAGACCGCCGGTCGTAACAGATATGTTGTTGCAGAAACCTAGCCCTACTGGCAATTTGGCCAATACTGATGCTGCTGATGCCGTGAACAAGTTGACTCTTGATACGAAACAAGAGTTAACTATTGACTCGCGAACAGTGGGTTTAGATGGAGAGGATCAGATGGGTATAGTGGATTTTGCTTGCCGTGAATCTTATTTGACTAATTTTTCTATGACCTCCTCTCAGGCTCCGGACACCATGTTGTGGAATTGTAGAGTAGGTCCATCTCTATACGACTCGGTTCCTGGAAGTCCTGAGTTGCATCCTACACCCATGTGCTATCTAGCGCAAGTTTTTAAGTATTGGCAAGGCTCTATAAAATTCAGGTTTCAGGCAGTGAAGAGTAACTTCCATAAAGGAAGAATTCTTTTACGTTGGGACCCTAAATCACATGGTAGCCAACTAGAATACAATACCGTTTACTCGAGAGTTATTGATTTGGCGGAAGAGGATGACTTTGAGGTTGTGATCGGCTGGGGCCAAGCTAGTCCATTTTTGAGTACCGAAATAATGCTTCCGACTACCAATAATCTTCACGGCACCACTCGTTTGCCTACAGATTTCACTGAGTCGTGGAATGGTGTGCTAGAGGTTGATGTCGTTAATAGCCTTGTTGCTCCGGCAGCAGACACTGACATCTCTTTTAACGTTTATGTTTCTTGTGTCCCCGATATTAAATTTGCTGCACCTCAGCCTAATAATTTGTCGGTATACTCACTTTTTCCTGAACAAGGGGACCCTTTGAAAACTATTCCGGAGGAAGAGGAGGATATAACACAACTACTCTCAAAGGTACGCGAACGTAGGAGTGCTGGCTACACTCCACAATCTGGAACGGTTGAAGAAGCCCCTACGGGTACTACCATGAATGAGACTGACATACCTGTCGATCCTGGCGCGGTACAGGACATCGCTGTAACATCGGAAGAAGTCGATCAGACTATGAATGTATTCTTTGGCGAATCCCCTAAGAGTCTTCGAGACTTGTTTCGTCGCTATGTTCATCACCGCTTGTGGGTGTTTGAGGCGCCCCCCGCAGGTGCAATGATACAATCATCGTTGAGCGATAGAGCTATTGGATATTGGAATGGTTACGATCCAGAAGGCTTGGATACTCA